GGCAGTTGTCGCGGCTTTGCTCTGGGTCTCAAATTGGGACTATGACCACGAGGTCACCATGTCCAAAGAATACCGGTACAACGTCTGTTTAGGCTACTGGCCGGACTATGAAAACCTTAAACCAAACTGCGAGGGAATACGATGAACCGAGGACGACCAAGGGCAACCGGCCCATTTGAGACACATGCCGAACTCGTGGCGGCAGTGCTAGAACGACACGCCAAGGGCAAAAGCTCACCAAACATTGGGCGTATTCTGGGAATTAGCCAGCCTACAGCAATGAAAATCATCAAGGAAAACCGATGAAAGTGCTTGATCTGTTCTCAGGCATTGGCGGGTTTAGCTTGGGCCTGGAGGCTGCTGGATTTGAGACCGCAGCCTTTTGCGAATACGATCAAGAGGCTCAAAAGGTTTTACGCAAGAACTGGCCCAACGTGCCAATATTTTCTGACGTTAGAACCCTAACCAAACAGGAGCTCCAAGACAATGGAATACAGAATATCGGACTTATTTGCGGCGGATACCCATGCCAGCCTTTCAGCGTCGCAGGAGAACGGCGTGGCGCAGAAGATGACCGTCACCTCTGGCCAGAAATGTTTAGGCTTGTCCAAGAACTCAGGCCCACTTGGGTCATTGGAGAAAATGTTGCTGGGCACATCAATATGGGCCTCGACGAAGTGCTCGCTGACTTGGAAACAGAGGGCTACACCGCAAGGACGTTTGTTATTCCAGCTTGCGCCGTCGATGCTCACCACAGACGAGACAGAGTCTGGACTGTGGCGCACACCAGCAGCGGATACGGGCGGGACTCCGAAAGCGTTATTGGAAGGCAAGACAACGAGGCCGAGCGGTCACAGGATACAAATACGATTGCAGGATCAAGTGAAGATGTGGCCTACACCAACGGCTCACAATGCCAAAGAAACAGCAGCGCCATCAGAACATCTTCGAAATACTCCGACACTAGCCGCTCAAGCTGGTGGAAGCCTGAACCCAACGTGGGTCGAGTGGCTAATGGGGTTCCCAGAAGGTCACACAGACTTAAACAGCTAGGCAATGCGGTAGTGCCTCAAGTAGTAGAACAAATTGCAAAATCAATATGGAGGATAGAGCATGAAACCAACTAGAACCGAACTGTTAACCGCATGGATGACGCTAGTCAAAGTGCGCGAGACTTACTGCCAGCCCGAGATCGACCAATACGAACAGACCGTGTTGCTAGACGTGCTCAAAATGCTGGACAAACTACAACAAATCGAGGGCAAGAAATGATCAAGAAACAACTAGAAAAACTAATGGTTCCAAGATACACAGGCGGGGCAATGATCGTAGCCTTTTTGCTTGGCTATATAATCGGGGCAATCCTACTGTAATCTACCAAGACGGTTTTTTTGGTTCATCCTTTGAGGCCGTCTTTCCATTCAATTCCCGCTCGATCAAGATCTGAGTGTAATGCACCACCTTTCGCAAGTCATCGACCCCACCCTTAGACCGCCACCGGCTGATGTACTTCACAACATTGGCTTCACACCATCCCAAATTGTTGGCCAATATGTATTCAGTAGGCTGAATCATCATCAGCTTGTAATGGTTGCCCCCTATCTGCTCGTCAAATGCGCTCATTTAATCCGCTCCACGTTTACCTTTAATCGTCCTTCTTCCCCATAGTCTTTGTGAAGAATCACGCATGTCATACTCCGAGAACTGGAGTAGCCCGCACCTGCGTGCCAAGCATCAGAAGGCGCGAGTATATTCCAGGACTCGAACAATGCGCCGCCATATTCTTCTTGATTTTTATGGTGTATATGGCCTGTCCACACGAAAGTGTGCTCCGCTTCGCCCCATTCTTTTCTCAGGTTAGAGACAATTGACCCGTGAAGATTGGACATTTTGATCCGATCACCATGATGGGTCACGACTAAATTCTTGCCCCACTGCCACCAGATAAATTTGCTGGCGTTATCGAAAACGTGAACACGCGGATCGTCCTCAAAGTACAGCCGCATGACTTCATTCAACCACAACGCAGCATCTGGATCATGATTACCACGAACATTCACAAGCCAGACCTCGGCATGTTTCTCTAGCATCCGCAAGACCGTACGCTTAATGACATTGCTTGCAGCCCTAATGGTCTTGGAGTACCGACCGTCAGAGTCGAGTAGATTCTTGCTATTAGGCGTTGAGCTGGTGGAGTCGTTGACGTGCATGAAGTCGCCAAGGTTCACAAGCACACCGACCTTACCCGCTGGCGCTACACTGACCAGCCGATCGACTGCATCTTCTAGCAGACGTTGCGAAATCTTGACATCATAGTCCTCGCCCATCGTCTCAGAATGGTGAGCAAGCATCCCAAGGTGATGGTCGCCAATAATATAGCTAACCATATAATCGTCATCAATGCCTTCGGGCGCGTTAATGGGAGTGTGTATTCCCGAGACTTCATCTTTGAATCCTTCCACAAATTGAGCGATCAATTCTTCCAGCTTTTGCCGTTCTGGCTCTTGAATGTGCCATTGCAGAACAATATCGCCGTCCAAATTGTAGGCGGTACTGACCCGTTTGGTGGTAAATCCTGGCGCTGTCTGCCGGTTTACATTATAGGCTGGTGCTACACCTTGCATTGCTGCCCGATTGTGAACAGACGCAAGGGCGTTATGAATTCTTTTGGGGTGCTTGCCTAGCTCTTTAGCAATCTCAGTCTGGTTCATCCCGCTCAACGTCATCTGAATTATCTGACGCTGGTAGTCGGTGTTGCAGAAATCTAGGTGCTCGGTCGTGGTGTTATACTTCATCGTCAGATTCCCAGCTCATCTGGTAGAATGAATGCGCGGCCATTTGCAACCGGCCAGTGATTGAAGCTATTGAATCAGGATCTGTTGAGAAGGTTCCAGGCATGTCCAAGTCGAACCCGTCGAGATGCTCTGTCACTATCACAGCACCACAAATGTTCCCAGCCTCACACTGCTCCAACAGGTTACGGAGTACATCCCGCACCTGTTCAGCATTACGGTCTAGCGTGGAGACTGTACCCATTTCTTATTCAGTGATTGGTAGTTAGATAACATCTCTTGCAGATCCTCAATGGTATATTTGACAGGATCATGCGGCCCTTCTAGCCACTCGACCCGCTCTAACCCTATCTTTATCAACAAGTTTGCCCGATATTCTGATAAATTACCAGACTTGTAGTTATTGCAAACTGAGCATTGTTTGTGGCAATTGTCCTCACAAAATCGTAGTGCAGGATGACCGCCCACTGTCTTGTAGTGACCAGCATGGTACTGGCCATCGTGATGGCGGTTGCATGATATGCAAGGATCTTTCTTGTCGCGGTTCCTAATGTATTTATTGAACTCGGTTTGGCACCGTCTCATCCAATAAGATCTGTCTCGCTTGGCCTCTTTGGTTTCTTTGCGATTGATTCTAGTTCTTTCAGTCTTGCCGAACGCGACAAGGCATTGAGTCGCATTACACGTTTTCTGGAAACTACTGAAAGTTGGCGTGAACTTTTCCCCACAGACTTTGCATTTCTTGGCCATGTCATTTTCTTGGCTTTATCATAGATAAAGCCTTGATTAAATGACCAATACCTAAACTCAATTCAGATCTAAGTTCGGTCTCTTCTAAGTTAAAATCTTCCTGATAACTTATAAGCTCTAGAACGCACTCTTGAATGCGATGATTTATCCATTGGTAGCGCGGATAATCATCATCATTTTGGAGCATATCCCTTACTTCTTCTTCACTTAATTCCATAATAATTCCCTTATTTGTTTACTTGTGTTAATTCAAACCCTTGTTCCCGTAAGTGACGTTCAACCATGTCCAGGAACTCGCTGTGCTGCTTCACGTTCATCAAGTTTGTCACCTCAAAGTTAAAAGGTTCCACCATGAACGATAGCTTTTGCTCGTAAGTGTATGGCTTCACGTCTCGATCATACACTGCTTTGAACTTTTCGCTGTCACGTCTGAGAATAGGTATGCCAAAGTGCAGTTTACAGTACGCCCGATACTCCCACGCCTTCATATCGCCCTGTTTCTCACAATCACGATACCATTTGTTAGCGGTGTTGTTTTGAGTAGCGGTTCGTTTCTTCTTGTGCTTCTCTATCTGTACGTCAATGGGAAACTCTAACTCGATCTGCCCTAGCATCTGCATCATGTTGTCCAGACCTTCCTGATTCTGGATGGTCATGCGTACACATTCGGTAGCTAATCGCTCTTTACT